TTGTCAAATTTGACCTATTTTGGACATAACCCGCACCTTGAAAATGTTAAGGTTAAATTTAGCGATAATAATAAGCGTGAGGCAAATTTTGTGCGTCGTTATTTTGGTTAAATTTGCCAAACCTTAAAATGGTGCGCGATACGATTTGGGCTGTTTTTCGTCGCTGCGACCAAATTTGATCAAACTCGCCACTGATTGGAACCGTTTTGGAGCAAATTTGCCGACCTTAGAAGCATAAACGCTCGCCTAGCGTTACGCGAGGGGTAAATCTTTTTAACAACCATATCCGCGCTCTTGCTCAAACGGTTTTATCGCTCGTGCACTGCGATCGGCAACTTCAGTTCTTATACCTTACTAATATCTATTTTTTAAACGACCGCAAATGCTTTAAATAGTTGGTTTTCTGATTTAATAAATTTTGTGTCCATCAAATTTAGTGGGCGTATCTGCATGCAAATTTATGACAAAAAAGATAGCGTTTACAAAATTTGACGATTTTTACGGCTTTGGCCTGATTTGGTATTTTGCGCCGAGTTTTGCAAATTCTTTGGCAAAAAATGCGTTTAGATCGCGCAGGCTATCGTCGTTCATTTGGATAAGTTTTAGGCGGTTTTTCTTGTAAATTTTGATTTTTTTGCTTTTTCTTTTTAGGTATTGTGGCGTCTCAAGTCCCCAAAATTCGACATAAATTTCGCTTTGCGTCAGGTAAAAATCACTAATAACGCGCTCTTTGGTCGGTACCTTTTTCTCGTAAATAAACTCTATGCCGCGGTAAAATAGCCAATTTGCCACGATGAGTTCAGCACGGCTTTTCACCGTATCGCCGCTATCGCTTTTATATCTAGTTTGCTTGATTTTTTGCTTTTTAAATAGCTTTAAAGCCAGCAAAATAATTACGATCAACAACAAAATGATTAAAATTTGAGATACGTCAAAGCTCATAAATAATTTTCTTTAATTCAAAATTTGATTTTTTGGAGTAAGTGAAGGATAAATTTTAGATTTGGTTGCGGAGGACGGATTTGAACCGCCGACCTTCGGGTTATGAGGATTATGTGCTGTAAATTTGCTTTTAAAATATTCGTCCATGTTTTCATTTTTAGTTTATTTTGATCGCTCTTTTTGCTCTTTCTCTTTCTCTCCGCTGAATTTCTTTTTTGTCTAAAATTTCACACATATATACATCTCTTTCCCTGTTTATTACATTTACTAAGTAGCAATTTCTATTTTCTTTTAAATTTATTTTTTCTTTTATTTTTATATAGTCGTTTACAAGGCTACCGAATACAAAATTTGATAATTCCTTGTTTTCTGTTTGAAATTCAAAGTTTATATGCACTACTCCTTCTTTATCTTTATCGTATTTCCAGTTTAGTTGTTTTTTGGTCTCTTTTTCTTTGGAAATATCATATATTGATCCATCTTGTTTGAAGTTAAAAACCCATTTGTTACCTACTCCAGATGCAAAAGAAAATACTAAATCATCTACGCTTCTTATATACCATTTTCCTACTATATCAACATCTTTTCCAAAATCTAAAGCTATTAATTTTATTCCTATTGATATTATTGCTATTATTTTTTTCATTGTTCTAGCTCTTTTTTTAAAATTCTTAGCTTTATATCTGTGATATAGTATTCTTTTTCTGTATTATTCAGTTTTTTGAATAATTCTAATAGTATTTTTTCATCATCGCTTAGCTGTATTCCATTGAAGTATTCGTATACTGCCTTGTATAATTCGGGGTTTCTTTTTTCCCAATTGTAGAGCGTTGTTATATCTTTTTTAATAACTTTCGCTATTTCTTTCTTTTCCATTTGAATATTTCATACTTTTTAATTTATTTCTAAGTTTAATTTTGTAATAATTCAAATGTGGTTTTAGAATTATTCAAAATTTTGTAGATTATATCAAATTAATCATAAATTTTGGAATTCCGCCCTGAACATGGCGCAAAACTATTCCCCCTGTTTTTGGTCTGATACGCCTTTTTCAGGGGTCTTTAACGTATCAAATCCAAAACAAAGGCGTATTATGGAACTTACTAAATCTCAGTTTGTCGCTTCTTACGAGATTAAAGACGGCGATATTAAAGCAACTGCTGCGGGCGTTATGGATGGTCGCCCTTACGGTCCTTCGGTTCGTGTTACTTGTACGAATACCTATGAAGTTTTAAACGAAAAGACTCAATTTACCAATACGGTAAGGCAAGAAGTACATTTTAAAATACCTTGCCCAGATGATTTGACGGCTGGCAACGTTGGGAGATTTTTCCTACAAAAGTTTAAAAATCATGAAACCGTTATTTGTATGGGCGGCTTGCCTGATCGCAATAACGTTATAACATTGATTAACCCTGTTGAGTATTTTTTACCCGAAACCGCTACTACTAAAAAAGCCCCTATCGCTCCAAAACCTTAAGGCGGTGCGATATGAGTTTTAATATTACTTATAATCTTTTTCGTGGCGAGGTTCTTTCTGCTGCTGGTGGCAAGGCTTCAGAGCCTGCCGTACTTATTAAGTGTTCAAATACTTTTGAAAGATTAAAAGATGGAAGTTTATTTGATCAAAATATGACTTTTAAAATTCCTTGCCCTGATAATTTAACTGCTAGTAAAGTTGCGTTTTGTATCAAGAATTGTTTTGCTAGCGATAAGATTGTTTCCTTCTCAGGTAGTTTTCCTGTTAATAATTTTGTCGTTGTGTCTGATTCTTTTGATACTTTTTTATCTTAAATTTTACGAGCAATGCGGCTTTTAACAAAAAGCGTTCGCATTGCTCCTACGCTCCAAGCGTATGTCGCGAAGCGCAAAAGCTTACTATTTCGGCAAAGCTTGATTTTGTTTCAGCCTTTGCCAAAGTGGTACGCGTCCGCTTAATTTTCATCAAGGAGGCTAAGATGCCTAATTTTTTTTCTACCGTAAAAGGCAAAGTTGCTACGGCTGGTTTTATCGCTCTTAACACTGTTGGGGCTGTTGCCGCTGACGTTGCTATCGGTGCCGACGGTTCCGTAACTGGTAGCATTGATCCCAAGACTTTTATGGGGCTTGCTGGCGTTGTTGTTGCTCTTTTGGGAGTGATTTATGGCGTTAAAAGAGGTCTTTCACTTCTTAAATAGTTGCTTTTCCCCTTTAGCGTTTGCTTTAGGGGAGAATTTTTAAAAAGTTTTAAGCATGTATGACTTTATTGACCTTGTTAAGCTCGGCATTTACATTAATAGCTTAATGGCTGTTGTTATAGTGTTTTTTGTTGTGGTTAAGCAGGTCGCCGTAGCTTTAGACCTTTTTAAGAGTTTGGATTAACGCCATGTATGATTTAAATTTGTCTGTTGATCAATATCATTTCCTTATGAGCCTTACAGGTATTTTGTGCGGCTTTATTTTGTGTTTATTTATTTTTCTTGTTATTTCCAAAATTTAGGCTGGTCCAAGCTCAATAATTTTAAGAAAAGGAGATTTTAAAATGTCAATAGGCGTATTTACTGTTACTGGCGTTCTTAGCTTTGATTACTTCTTTTCAATTATGGTTTGGTTTATGCTGATATGCTTGCCTGTTTGCGCTGGTTTAGTCCTTTTTACAAAAAAGGTATTATAATGCGAGGTTTAATAAAATTTACCCTCTTAATTTTCGCCTTTTGCCTAAAAATATCTGCTATCGATTTTGCTAATACTCATATTAGTTTTTATGATGGTCGCTCTTCCTTCCCTTCAAACTCTAGTTATAAAAAAGTTAATGATGTTGAATTTCTTTCAAATTCATATTTACGTATAGGCGATTCTGTTTATTCTTATTCTACTTCCGGCGATAACTTATTTAATCTTTTTTTAAAAAATGGAGATGGTTTTTATCTTAATGAAAATCGTAATTCATTACAATTTTATGATAGCTCTCACGAGAAATATACTGTTTATTGTGAATCTAATACTGCTCGTAGTTGTTCTTTTGAAGCAAGTACGTCTTATCCTGCACCTGTAGAGTTTTCATATTTTAAAACTTATGATATTTCATATTTTGTAACCTGCCCTGCTGATCAACATTTCAATACGGATACTAAAAAATGTCAAAAATGTAAAGAAAACGAGTCTTGGGACCCTCAAACAAATACTTGTTTTAATGATTGTACTGATAGAAATAAAAATATGTGGGGCTTTACTGACGGATCTTGTGCTGATTGTAGCGGTGAAAAGGATTCTGACGGCGTTAAGAAATGTTATTGTAATTTTATAGGCTCAAGTCCTTTGTTGCAAAGCGTTGAATTAATTGAGGGCAATTTTCGTTTTACGAGTTGCCAGAATGGCTCTCAGTTTTGGTATAAAGTACCAGGCACTCCCGATTCTGATAATAATAACACAAAGCCCGATAATCCAAATCCTGGGGGTAAACCTAACCCTGGCGTAGATAGTGGCGGTGGTGGAGGTAACCCTGGCGGAGGATCTGGCGGCGGCAATGGCGGCGGAGGCGGCGGCAATAATGGTGGCTCGCAAGATAATCCAAATCCAAATCCTGGTGGTGGTTCAGGTGATAATCCCAAGCCAAATCCAAACCCTGGCGGAGGATCTGGCGGCGGTGGAAATGGCAATAATAAAGACAGCGAAGCCAAATTTAATAAAGATGATTTTTATGATGGCGATCTCGATAAAGAGCGTAGCGGACTTTATAACGGTATTGCAAAGCATATCAATGATAATTTTTCAAAATTTGACGGTATTCGTGATGGAGTCGATCAATTTATCAAAAATGTGCAGGGTAAAGGCTTCGAAACCGTAAAAACTAGCATTAAATCAAAATGCCCTATGAAAAAAGAGATACCGCTGCCCAATGGCGGTTCTAAAGATATAACGGTCGATCTTTGCGAATATGTTTCGCCTGCTTCTGAAATTTCTTATTATGCGTTTTATGTTGGCTTTGCCGTCGGTGGCTTTTTATTGTTTCTTAAGCTTCTTATATTCTCGTTTTAAAGGATAAATTTTGCCTGCTTTACTTTCTGCTCTTTCTTGGATATTCGGGCGTTTAAAACTCGGTGAGCTTGCTGGCTTTATTATCAAGAAAATAGCTTTTTCTAAAGTTGTTTTAATTGAACTTGCTATGTTTGCTCTTATGATCATTTATTTTGGTGCTTTAATTGCTATTGTTAATTTCCTTTTCGGTCAATTATTTGATATTTTTGGCTTTTTAAAGGGCTTAACTGATTCGTCAGGATCAAGTAATGAAATAACCTCTACTGGTTTAGCTGTTTTGTCTGCTCTTGGTGTTTTTAAGGCATTTTGGGACGTATTTAACCTTTATGCGCCTATTTTTATTTCTTTGTTTCTTATGATTGGCGCAAGGATTGGTATTAAGTTGCTTGAAAAGCTAAGATATAGCATTTCGGGACTTATTAAAACTTATGTTTAGGTTCTTTAAATGATAACCTACCTAGTCGGCAATCCCGGTTCAGGCAAGACCTATTACGCCGTTTTTAAAATTTACCAGCTTTTTTTATTTAAACCTGCTAGCGGTTTTTTAAGCAAATTTATTAAACCAGAGAAGCAAAAAGAATATACATATTGCTATACAAATATCAATGAGTTTAAATTTGACCTTTGCGATAAATTTATAAAATTCGACTTTGATAAATTTTACGCTGATATGTCTATACTCCACGCTCTTTATATTTCCAAAGTTACCGACGCTGAATTAAACGAGCGCGCTAAAGAGCTAAATTTAAGCGGTGTTTTTATGGTCCTTGATGAGGCTCACAACTTTTTAAAAGTCAAGGAAGATCCGGTTCTCGTTTGGTGGCTTACTTATCATCGCCACTTATACCAGGATATTTATCTTATTACGCAAGATTTAAGTCTTATAAGCAATGAATACAAGCGTATAGCCGAACATTTTTTAAAAGCCGTAGATAGCGCCAAACGCCTATTTAAAAACAAATTTAGATATATTCTTTACGGCTCTTACAAGATGTATCAAAAAGACGTAATGCAAAAATTTCATATCCCCTACTTACAAGAAGTATTTGATCTTTATCACTCTGGACAATCATCATCTCAAAAATCATTCGTACGTAAATTCTTTTATATAGCCCTATTCGTATTTATCGCATTATCTATTTACTTTTACTTTTTCATTAAATCTTTAACTTCTGATGTTTCCGACGACGATCAATCAAACAATAAAACCCAAATTTCTCAACCTATCCGGGCGGCCGAACCTCGCCCTGCGCATCAACCTAAGCCGACCCCACAAATTCAAGACCAAACTCAAACCCCTCAAACCTATATTTACAATCTTTCATGTATCGACGACGTCTGCACTTTTAAAAATGAAAAATATCCTTTCCCTTACGGCTATATCTCTTTTACTGTTTCATCGCATAAACCCCTATATTTTTACTCTACCACCAAAGGCAAACATCTTACGGAGTATTTTTTAGTTTTCGACGTGCCTGCACTCGAGGAGCTAAAAAATACTTCTTTCCTATATCAAAATCCAAATAAAGGCGTATCCTATGAAAACTCTCAGACAACTAATCCTAACATTAGTCCTTTTAAGTAGCTTTGTAAAAGCCGAAACGATTTACACCGATCTTGTAAATTTTGCCCAGCTTGCAAGCAGATCCAATAATATAACTATAGTAACCGACGATAGTATCGACGGCACTTATTACTACTTCATATATCAGCAAGAAACAAATTTAACCCTTGCTATGTTTCAAAAAATGCTCGAGTCAAAAGGTCTTTACCTTTATAAGCAAAGCAATTTCTATTACGTAACCGATAAAAAGCTGCCTAGCCTTGATCTGCGCCGTATTGATCTAAGCAATTATGTCCTAGACGACGTACAGCGTATCATCTCAAATTTTGAAATTAATGCAACTTATTCCAAATCATCTAACTCCGTATTTTTCCGCGCCGACGAGCATATCTACGATCAAATCAAAGACGCGGTAAAGAGTATAGATAGGCAGCTCGAGCAGGTGCAATTTAAGCTTACTATAACCGAAACAAATCTAAAAGACATCAAAGACCGCGGCACAAAGCTTCAAAGCTTGCTTAAGCCGCTAAATCACGGCGATCTGGCTTATTATATTAACTTGATAACCTCTCCATATACTACCAATTCAAACGTAATCAGAAACGATAATGAGGGCTTTTTTGGCGTCTTAAATTTCCTTGATACCAACGGCTTAACTAAAATCATATCCAGCCCTTTTTTAACCGCTCGCAATCATACCGAGGTATATTTTTCAACTGTTCAAAATATCCCTTACCTTGTGCAAAACAGCCAAACTTCGGCTACTCAAACCACTACGCAAAACAGCTATGAATATAAAGACGTCGGCTTAAAAGTAACCCTAAAACCTATTATTTTACGCGATCATATAGATTTTGACCTACACCTTATCCTAGAGGACCTTTTATCATCGAGCAATACCCTAACCCCTACCACAAGCAAAAAGGAGCTTAAAAGCTCGTATTCTCTCAAACGCGGCGATATTCTCGTATTATCCGGTATAAACAAAAACACCAATCAAAAACAACGTAACGGCATCCCAATACTTAAAGACATCTTTTTACTTAAATATCTTTTTTCGGTCGAGCAAGATCAAGAAATAGACTCAGTCGTAACTTTAACGATACAGGTAATTTAAAATTGTAAAGTTTCAAAGCGGAGCGGAAACTGAGCGCGGCGCGCAGCGCGCGCGAAGTAACGCGCCGCCTTGTCAAATTAATAAAAATAATTCACTTTTAAGTTTAAGGTGCAAAGTGTTTGGTATTTCTAAGTTAGATTTGACCATTGCCAATGATAAAATCAAGGCTCAAAGAGACTATATGCAAAATTTTTCCTTTGTAAATAATCTCGGCGAAGTAAAAAGCCTCCTTGATATATCAATGTCCGCAAATTTAAGCAAGCGTTACTACGCCGAAGTCTCAAACCGGATTAATACCTTAAACTCTTTTAGCATTATGTATCAACAAAAAGGAGTATTTTTGACTATCACGCTAAATGGCTGCTTTCGCGGCGCATTAAAGGGCAAATACGGCAAATTTAAGCCGCTTGATTGGAAATATATCCCTAGCGATATAAAATCTAGAATGAAAAACGGCGAAAAGCTTGAAATTAGGGATTTAGTCCAGATTTTAAACTATCAATGGCTGCTTTTAATCAAACGCTATCATAAGAAATATAAAGGCGTTGATCGCTCTTATGTTCGCTGCTTTGAGCCGCATAAAAAGGACGGCGTGCCGCATATTCATGCGCTTTTTTATGTTCCTGCGCACACTATTCCCTATCTTTTTGAGTGTTATAAAGACCTATTTAACGCCCCGCAAAACCTAAAAACCGATGCTATAACCCCGCACCAGGCGCGAAACGGCGAAATAAACGGTTTTCAATGGACAATCGATAATCCTACTGGCTATGTAATGAAATATATTCAAAAAACTTTTATGAATTTGAGCGAAACCGACGAATTAGACGAGCTTGCGGCGTGGTATGTAAAGCATAAAGTTAGGCGCTTTATTACTTCGCGTACTCAGGTTCCGCTTTGGGTATATCGCCGTATAAATTTTATCAGCTCAATGAGGGATTTTTATCACTTGTGCGATATTAAAAACGACGACGAAAACGTTATTGAGTGGGATTTACATGAAAAATATATAAATATCTTTATTCCTCGACGAGACGAGGAAGTAATATTAGAAAAAGGTGTTTTGACGCATAAAATTTGTGGCAAGTTTATAAATACTTATCAAACTCAAAAATTTCCTCAAAAATCAACTTCCCAAAGCATAAAATCCGATCTTGATGCTTGGGTTGATGCCTGGTACGTACGCGAGGGAGAAAAAATCAAACGCGAAGCTATGAAAAACCGAAAAGAATTCAAAAAACCGCCTTTATGGATGAAAAATTACGAGCTTTACAATTATTATTCAAGGCTTGATAAAGCCAACTGCAATATTCAGCACTTAGCCTACGTTGAAAATATAATGCTTGATCGCGGTCTAAATTCATTTACGAAAAGAAATACAAAGCACGATCTAAATAATCCAGATCTCGAGGACTTTATCGAACGCGGTCTAAGGGAGTATCAATTTTAATGACGCTTAACGAGCTTTTTAAAAACTATCTTGAGTATTATGAGCTTATTTTAAGCCCATCTACGCTTAGAAGCGATATATCTACGTATCAAAAGCATTTTAAAGACGGTTTAGGCTTAAAAAACGTTAATGAGATAAATTTTATTGATATACAAAGATTTTGTAACGAGCTTATCAAGCGAGATTATAAAATCAAGACCGTTAAAAATATTCTTGCAAAGCTCAAGGTTATTTTTAAGCTTGCGTTAAAATTAGAGATAATAAATAAAAACCCTTGCGACTTTATCGAGTTGCCTAAATTTGACAATAAAAGATACTTTGATTACAGCGTAGCGATCCAAAAGAAGTTTATAAAAGCTATTTCGGAAAACAAAGATTCTAACGCGGATATATTCTTTTTCTTGCTTCATGGTCGCCGAAAAAATGAGGTATTAAGCCTTAAATTTAGCGATATAAACTTTAAAACCAGGACTTACACTATCCCGTTTAAAATAAACAAAGCAAAGCGGGATATGGTCTATAAAATGAGCGATGAACTCTATGATCGCCTTTACCGTCGATACATCGAAGCAAAGAAGCGAAACAAGCTAAACGGCTATGTATTCGTAAATCCAAACACAAACGACAAATACCAGGATTTGCGTAAGAGCTGGAACTCTCTATTAAAGCGTAATAATTTGCCTAGAATTAGGCTACATGATATAAGGCACTTAATCGGTACGTATTCAATCAATTATCTTAAAATTCCGATCGAGCAAGTATCCTTTACGCTCGGCCATACAAATATTATTACAACTCAAAAATATATCACTGCAAACGTAAGAAAATCTAAAGAAACTATCGAAAATTTACTAAAATCAATTTCAGAATAA